TTGGGAACACCCTTGTTCCATGCGGTTTTACCAAACATAGCCATTTTTTGAACATATCGGATAGTTTCTATACTAGATAATTGTTTAGATAAACCTACCCATGCAGCATAATCTTGCCAATGTCCGTAGGTTTGATATAATATTCTATGAGCTTCTGCGTGTTCATCAACAGTAAGCTTTATGATATTGGTTGGATCATCTGTTCCACCCATATGTTTCGGTATAATATGGTGTTTATGATAAATATCCATGCTGATACGGTCCTTTCGTGTTAGAGTGGGTGCAGACGGCAATCTGGCGACCTACACTTATTTATACCAAATATTCGCTTGACAATAGTACTATATAATAGTATAATAGTGATACTTGCAAACGCAAGATTTTATTTTTAACTCGTTATTTGGAGATTGATATGACTAAAGTATCCGCTAAACAAAAGATTTTGAACTATTTGAGCAAGACAGAAGGTTACAACACCTTGACAGTCGCTCAAGCGCAAGCACGATTTGGTATCACCAACGTGACTGCTCGTATTGATGAATTGCGCCAAGAAGGCCATGTCATCTACACAAACACCAAAACTCGTGGTGATGGTTCCAAAGTTGCTTCTTACCGCTTGGGTAAGCCAACCAAAGCAATGGTTCGTGCTGCACTCAAGTCTGGCTACAGCCTAACTGCCTAATCAATAGGCATTACGGGGAGTAGCCAGTCCATGGCTCTCCCCTTTTTTTATTTTTGGAGAGCAAATGGAAATTTCAATTAAAAAAGAAGATTTACAAAAGAAAAGTATTTTTGTTGCGACACCTATGTACGGTGGTATGAACCACGGTCTATACGCAAAGGCCTGTTTAGACCTACAAGCATTGTGTATGCAATACGGTGTGCAAGTGAAATTCTCATTTCTTTTCAACGAATCTTTAATCACTCGTGCAAGAAACTATCTAGTTGATGAATTCTTGGATCGTTCAGACTGCACACACTTATTGTTTATTGACTCAGACATTCACTTTGATCCTAAGGATGTATTGGCACTTCTAGCATTAGATAAAGATGTTATTGGTGGACCATATCCAAAGAAGGCAATTAAATGGCGTGCAGTTAAGAAAGCTATTGAACGCAACCCTGATGTTGATCCAAACCAATTGGCCAATGTTACTGGTGATTATGTATTTAATCCAGTTAAAGGCACTGCACAATTCTCTGTTACAGAACCACTTGAAGTACTAGAAATCGGTACAGGTTTCATGTTGGTTAACCGTGAAGTATTCCCAAAAATGGCAGCAGCATATCCACAGTTGCGTTACCGTCCTGACCATGTAGGTCAAGCACACTTTGACGGCACTCGTTACATTCATGCATACTTTGATACAATCATTGATACTGCTGATTCAGCAACAGGTGGTGGTTCTGACCGTTACTTGTCTGAGGACTATATGTTCTGCCAATTGTGGCGTAAGACTGGCGGATCAATTTGGTTGTGTCCTTGGATGCGTACAGACCACATCGGTACATATCACTTCCGTGGAGACATGCCAGCAGTAGCCAACTTCGTTGGAGAAATGTAATGATTGTTGGTTTACTTGGATTCATTGGTTCAGGTAAAGGCACCGCAGGTGACATTCTAAAAGACATGGGTTTCACACCTGTGTCTTTTGCTAAAGGCGTTAAGGATGTTGCAGCTGAAATGTTTGATTGGCCTCGTCACTTGTTAGAAGGTGATACAGAAAAGTCCCGTGAATGGCGTGAACAACCAGATGAGTTCTGGTCTAAAGAGTTTGGTAAAGAATTCACACCAAGATTAGCATTACAGTTGATGGGTACAGAGGTTGGTCGTGATGTGTTTCACAAAGACTTTTGGGTTATCAAAATGAAACGTTATATGTTGAATAATCCAGACCAAAACTTTGTTATCACGGATGTTCGTTTTCAAAATGAAATTGATTTTGTGCATGACATGAGTGGCATACTAATTGAAATACAGCGTGGTGTTAAACCACATTGGTATGATATTGCATCTAGAGCCAATAACGGTGACAACAAAGCCAAAACATTTATGCAATCTCAATCTGGTGTACATGCATCCGAATGGTCATGGGTTGGTGGTCATATTGACCATGTAATTGATAACAACGGCACCATGGAAGACTTGAAAAATAATTTAGTTAAAAAGCTTGCAACCTCATACGGTTCAAGTATAATTAGTGAATTGAAATAAGGAGTATATTATGAAACTTTCAAATGAAACATTGAATGTTTTGAAAAACTTTGCTGGAATTAATTCTGGTTTGGAATTCAAAGCAGGCAATACAATCAAAACCATTTCTTCAACAAAGACTGTTCTCGCAACGGCAACTTTGAAAGATACTTTCCCACAAGACTTTTGTATCTATGACTTGAACCAGTTCTTGTCGGTACATTCTCTCGGTAAAGATACAGAATTGGATTTTGATACTAATAACATCATCTTCAAAAATGGTCGTTCAAAGACCAAGTATCGTACTACTGCAAAGAACATGATTGTTTCTCCACCAGATAAAGACTTGAAACTGCCATCTGTTGACGGTTCTTTGTCTCTATCACAGGAAGATTTGTCTCAGATTCTAAAGAACGGTGCTGTATTGGCCTCACCTAACATCGCATTTGAATCAGACGGATCACAAATCTCGGTCACAGTATTTGATGCCAAGGATGACTCTGCACATACAAACACAACAACTATCGGTGGTAATCCTGATGGTAAAAAGTTCAAAGCAGTATTCTTAACAGAAAACTTCAAAATGATTCCTGACAGTTACGATATTGAAATCTCAAAAGCTGGTCTTGCATCGTTCAAAAACAAATCTGGTGACATGCAATACTTTATTGCAATCGAAGCCAAAGATTCTAAGTTTGGAGATTAATTATGACTAAAGTAAATACACTATTTGGTTCATATGATGATGACCAACTCAAACAACTAAAAGGTTATGTTGATGAGATTGTTATGTACATGAACCGTAACAAGACAAATACAGAAGCAATGGCAGACATTGTTAATGTTGCATATGATGAATTGAAAATTCCTAAGAAGATTCTCAAACGCATGGCAAAAGTTCAGTTTAACAATTCATTCCAAACTGAAGTTGCTGAATCAAAAGAGTTTGAAGCCTTGTACGAAAGTATGTCAGAGGTCAAGTAATGGATTCCGTAGGCAGAAGAAGTTTTGCAAAGACATTAGGCCTTCTTGGCCTAATTGGTGTTGGTGTCAAAGGATACCAAGAGGCAAAAGAAAGAATCGTCTACAAACAAGATGAGTTGCCAACAGCAGAGTTGGAGAAACAACTTGAAGGTAAACCTGTGTTGCAGTTACATGCAACATATGGTGAAGAACTTCCTAAACCATCATACACCATCAATGGCAATCCTTATGTTGTTGTTGGATTTGGTCCACAATACAAACCAGGAACAGAGAAAAGTGTTAAAGTGAATATCGTACCTGGTCCTGATGGTAAACTATATGTCAAAGAGAATGACACTTGGCGTAAAATCTGATACAATGTTATTTTATATTATGGAGAATTTGAATGAGCGAACACATGCTGTGGGTGGAGAAGTATCGTCCACAAACAATTGAAGATTGTATCCTTCCTGATGCACTTAAAAAGTCATTTCAGGAATTTGTAAACCGTAAAGAGATTCCCAACCTACTTCTGTGTGGTACAGCTGGTGTCGGTAAGACCACAGTTGCACGAGCATTGTGTGAAGAAGTAGGTTGCGATTATATTGTTATTAACGGTTCAGATGAAAACGGTGTTGATGCCGTTCGTGTTAAGGTTAAGAACTATGCCAGTTCAATGTCTCTTAGTGGTGGCCGCAAGGTTATTATCTTAGATGAGGCAGACTACCTATCACACAACGCACAAGCTGCCCTTCGTGCGAGTATTGAAGAATTTGCATCAAACTGTTCATTCATATTCACCTGTAACTTTAAGAACAGGATCATTGATCCATTGCATTCCAGATGCACAGTTATTGATTTCAAAGCCAATGGTTCTAAAGCCAAGATGGCATCACAATTTTTCCACCGTGTTTGTGGTATACTGAATGATGAGGGTGTTACTTATGATAAAGAAGTGGTCGCTGCGGTCATTACTAAGCATTTTCCTGACAATCGTAGGATTCTTAATGAGTTGCAGCGTTATAGTGTTTCTGGTACTATTGACAAAGGCATCCTTGCGGCGGTTTCTGATGTCCAGTTAGGTGAACTATTCAAAGCTCTCAAAGGCAAAGACTTTGCTTCTTGCCGTAAGTGGGTAACAAACAACCTAGACAACGACCAGTCACGCATCTTCCGTGGTTTGTATGATGGCCTGTATGAACAGTTGAAACCTGGTTCTGTTCCACAGTTGGTTCTTATTCTTGCTAAGTATCAATATCAAGCAGCATTTGTGGCTGACCAT